AATCTAAGCCTAAAATATTATAAATGTAAATAAAATTACTAGTATAAATCAACTACAAGTAAGTTGTAAAATAAAATTCAATAATTAAAATACACAAGTAAGTTGGATAATAATTCTATACAACAAACGATTTAAAAACAGTTAAAGTATTTAAAATAGAGTAATGAATTCTAATAACTATACTAGCCAAAATGATTTGTTAATGAATAACTTGATGGAATTTTATAAAAATAATGATAACTTGGATAAAATGTTGAAAATAATAACCGGCGAATCTAAAATTTCTCTTAGAATTGTAGACTGGTTTGCTACGAACTATGCAAAAAAATACTATACGTTATACAGTTTTGAAGATATTCACGGAATTACACGACGATTTAAGGTTTATGTTGATTATAAATTAAAACTCAAAGCATATAGCAAACGTCGTTTTGACCCTTTTTGTCGTTGGGAAAGAATTAGTATTCCATATAAAAATGGAACTTTTATCGAAACCACTATTGGTCAGTTGAATTTTTTCAAATGGACCCTTGAAAACAAAGTTGTTAACTATATTGAAGATAACTATGAAACCATTGAAAAAGATATGAACACTCGCAACAGTACATCTAAAAGAAAAGAACTATCTATTGATAATAACTCTAGCAGTGGTAACAATACAAAAACTCGTAAGAAACGCGAAGAACTTTCAGTATCTGCAACCAAAAGCATTAAAAAGGAAAAAGTAGAAATTGTCGTTAATTTTAATTAATTATTCCAATATAAAAAGAATAAAAACAATATTAAATATTTGTCGTATATGAATATAACAAATATTTACGATTCATATGGGAAACTCCCAATCTATACAGAAAATAAATTTTGAAGATATGCAAACTGCTTATAAAAATCCAGAAATTTATTTGCTTATGAATACTCTTCCATTATCCGAACAAAATTGTCTTATTTCAAATACATTAACACCACAAAAAGAGGAGGCCTTAATGAATCGGTACTTGAATGGTAATAAAAATATCCGCATAATTATTTATGGACGTAACTCTAACGACGAAACAATATATAAAAAATATGGTCAGTTGACTAACCTAGGTTTTACAAATGTATATCTTTATTTGGGTGGACTTTTTGAATGGTTAATGTTGCAAGATATTTATGGTTTTGATGACTTTCCTACTACAACTCGTCAGTTGGACATATTAAAATACAAACCCGGTCAAAAACTAAATATTTCCTACATTGAAAATGGATAGCAGTGGCGCTTATGATAAATCTAATGCCATATTTGACAGTTCGTCGGCGCGTTTATTTTTATCTCTATAAACGTGTTCAAATACAATATTTCCGACGTGTTTTTCTAATAATTTTGCTTGTTGGTAATATTCCACTAAATTTGAAGACTTTACTTTGTATTCACCCTTCATTTGTTTAATCACCAACTGACTGTCTCCTCTTACAATGATATTTTTAATTTGTCTAGTATATACTTCTTTTAATCCCATGATGAGTCCGCTGTATTCCGCTACATTATTTGTTACCTTTTCTCCGACTAGTTGTGAAGAACCCCATATTTCTTCACCATCTTTGTATAAAACTGCTCCAGCGCCACCTAATCCGGGGTTGCCTTTACTACAACCATCAAAGTACAATATGTACGCGGTTTCTTCTTTTTCATATTTACACTCTTCATTCGCATTGTCTAGTTCTTCTATAGGATTTATCTTTTTTGACAAACATTTCAACATTACTATACTGTTATAAAAAAAATTGTAATTATAATCATTTTTTTTATAATTTATTTTCTGGGTTCATTTTCTGATAAACTTTTTGAAATTTGTTATCCACTCACTCAACGTATCTTTGCTATAAAATATATCAACATTACCATCCAACACTAATTGATTTTTACTCATTAACTCTTTTTCTATATCCAACATATCATCGTGATATTTGTCACAAGAAACCAAATATTCCAACGGAATACTTGATTCTCCCACTCTTGAACGCTTTGCGATTCTATCGTGACAAATTTCGGGGTCTGTTTTTACATAAATAATTCCAGAGATAGGATAATCTTTTACAAAAGTGTCAAACCATTTACAATATATTTGATAATTCACATCTTCTATTTTATGGGTTTCATAAAGCATTTTTGCAAATACATATTTATCCGTATATAAACTACGCTCGCTAATAATAATTGCGTTTGGATTTTGTTCAACAGTATCTTTTAATAGTTTCAAACGTGATATATAGGCCATCATTTGAAAGGGGAACGAATATTTTTCTTGATTCTCATAAAATTTTTGTAACATTGTATTTCCAGCGGAATCTGTGATTTCTTCCCATTCGTCTACTGGTTCTTTCATAAATACAATACTTGTGTCACTTGAGAATTCTTGTTTCAAGTTTTCAAGTAGTGTTGATTTTCCAGAGCCAATGTTTCCTTCTATTGTATAAATTTGAACTTCTTTCATTGTATAATATAACATATACAAAGTCTTTATTTTGTATTATTTATTTCATTTTTTTTATAAATTATCTACTTTTTCAACTTTGACTAGTGTGTTTCTATATCTAAAACCAAAAAATTTTACTTTTTTAGATGGTTTTTTTTTCATTTTCGGGTGAATCTTCATAACATTACTCCAAATACAAATAGGATAACACATTTACTGCTTTACTTTATAAGTTGGTAAGTTTTATATTGTTTACTCGTTTAAATAAAAATTGATTTAAATGAATCGGTATAAAGTTTTTTACACATATTTAAACAACGTTAAAATGGATCTAAACCAACGTAAATTAACAAGAAGCGAGTGGGAATCTATTGAAGTGCCCGTATCATCCCAAGAAAAGGATATTTTGAATTTAATTATCCAAGGATATCATAATGTAAATATCAAATACAATAAATACAATTCGTTGTTTCACTTCTTGAAAATAGACTACAATGAAACAATGGAAGACCATTTGTATAATAAATATTTCGCACCCAAAATCAACGAAATGAAAAAAAAATACAACGACGATGAAATATTCTACGTTCAGTCAAAAAGTAATCCAAACATCAAAAAAGCCGACATTATCAGAATTGAAAAAAATGACACATCCAAACTTAACGCCGAGATTGTTTACGAATACTTACTGTTGAATAGTATTGAAGAAATATTAAAATACAAACAAAAAAACAATTCTAAATGGTTATTTCATTATTTCAGTCTGAACAAACTAATCAAAAATACTATTTCTAACTTAAATCGACATATATTGCGAATTACAAACAATATTTTATCTAAATTAGAAGATGATGTTGATATGACAAAAATTATTGAAAACTCTGTTGATTTTATTGAAAAAAATGAACTTATTTTAAAGTACTCTGATATGAGCTTGTACGAACACCAAAAAAAAATATTCAATATTATGCAAAATCCAGACTTTGATGCTAGAGTACATTTACATCGTAAAGAACACAAGGAACAAAATAACCGAGAAAATAATGATGAGTATGATAGCGATGAAAGTTACGAAGAAACTATAAATACTGCCGTTAAAACCATTCAACCAAACAAACCGAAAATTATACTATATATTGCACCCACCGGCACCGGAAAAACATTGACACCTATAGGTGTTTCGGAAAAAAATCGCGTTATATTTGTCTGCGCTGCTAGACACGTTGGACTAGCGCTTGCGCGTTCAGCAATTTCAGTCGGTAAAAAAATAGCATTTGCCTTCGGATGTTCTTCGGCACATGACATTCGTCTTCATTATTTCGCAGCAAAAGAGTACACCACAAACAAACGCAGTGGTCAAATTAAAAAAGTAGATAATAGTGTTGGTGACAAAGTTGAAATTATCATTTGCGACTTGAAGTCATACTTGCCGGCAATGTACTATATGAAGGCATTCAATCCGATTGAAAATATAGTAACTTATTGGGACGAACCTACTATTACACTAGACTATGAGAACCACGAGTTACACAAAATTATACAAGAAAATTGGACGAATAATTTAATACCAAATATGATTTTATCTTCGGCAACGTTACCAAAGTTACACGAACTAACGGATGTGTTGGAAGACTTTAAAACTAAATTTGCGGGTGCAAGTGTTTACAACATTGTGAGTCATGACTGCAAAAAGTCAATACCAATTCTTAATAAAAATGGTTATGTGGTGTTGCCTCACTATTTGACCACAGAATACTCTGAAGTATTAAAAATTGTTGAACATTGTGAGAATAATCTTACTTTGTTGCGGTACTTTGATTTGAAAGAAATTGTTGACTTTATTGTATTTGTTGAAAAAAATGATTATATTATGAATAATATGAAAATAAAACGTAGCTTTTCGTCGCTAGATGAAGTAAATATGCAAAATATTAAACTGTATTATTTGAAACTACTGAAAAATATTGTATCCGGAACTTGGGGAGCAATTTATATAACACTCAACCATAACAAAACAAAACGTATACTTCCTAACGACCATATTGATTCTAAAGGAACTACTATTAAAAAAACAAACAGTGTAGATTCTAATATATTTCAAAAAAATTCGCGAGTTCAAGAAAGTATGGAAGGTGCCAAACTAAAAAAAATAATGAGCCATCAAGTAATTATACAAGAATCTAATGAAAATGATTCCGGTAATTGTGCGTTATATATTTCCACCAAAGACGCATATACCTTAACCGATGGACCAACCTTATTCTTAGCCGAAGACGTTGAAAAAATTGCAAAATTTTGTATTCAACAAGCAAATATTCCTTCAAAAGTGATGGAAGATATTATTGAAAAAATTAATTTCAACAATGGGGTGAATGAAAAAATAGCAATACTTGAGCGTGACTTGGAAGATATGATTGAAAAAAAAACTATGAAAGAACATATGTCCGATGACAGTTTTGCGGCAAAAAAATTCAAAAGCGAACCAAAAACTCGCACTAAAGACTTTGGAGAAAAAGATAAAGACATCAACAAGATTAATAATGAATTGGAAATTTTGCGTTCTATGATAAAAACCGCGGAGTTAAACGAAACATTTATACCCAACAAGCCAATGCATTTGAAAAAATGGGCTGAAAATATGAATACTGTCGGCGCTTTTACAAGTGATATTGAAGAAAATATCGTGGTTGAAATTATGATGTTGAATGATATTGCCGATAGTTGGAAAATATTACTGCTTATGGGTATAGGTGTTTTCACAAGTCATCCAAGTATTACTTACACGGAAATTATGAAAAAAATGGCAGACCAACAGAAGTTATATATGATTATTGGGTCAAGTGATTATATTTATGGTACAAACTATCAGTTTTGTCACGCTTACTTGAGTAAAGATATGAAATTAACTCAAGAAAAAATTATTCAAGCTATGGGCCGTATTGGCCGAAACAATATTCAGCAAAATTATACAATTCGTTTCAGAGATGATGAACAAATCAAGAAACTATTTTACAAAGAAGAAGATAAAATAGAGGTGAAAAATATGAACATTTTGTTCAGTAGTTGCAAGAATATTTAGTTATTTCTCCTTGTCAATAAGTATTTCTTTTGAAACATTTCTGATAATTTTTTCGTAGTTTCTTTCATTGTCTTCGTCCTTCATTTCTCCCATAGAATTATCCAATATCTTCATATATTCTTCGTGTTTTTTCGTAGAAATATCGTCGGCTTTTGGATTTGCTTTCAACCAACCGGGGACTAACTTGATATTCTTGTGCTCTATCAATTTAATCGCGCGTTTCATATGTTTTTTATCGTCGTCCTTTACCCAAGTATCATTGTCTTTCACGTGAATCACCTCGCGTTTTAAATCGCTACAGTGAATCGGTCTTTTATATAGGTCTAATCCTTTGAGCTCTCTGATAAGAATATTGTTAATGCTACTAACATAACCAATTCTTCCGAAATTCTCAAAATCTTTGAACCCAACATCAATACTATTGATAAAATCCGTAATGTTGAACGCATCCTTGCACTTTTCGTTCAAGAAAATTTGCAAATTAAACTTGGTATTGTTCGTTGTATTGTTTGTATTGTTGTTTGTAATGTTAGTAACACTACTATTCGTATTAACAAGTTCAAGAATTTTCTTGTTTTGTTCAATAATAAGTTCTTTGAACTCGTTGTTTTGTTTCAATAACTCAAGAATCATATTCGTACTCATTGGACTATCTTCTTCTGGTTTTTCTTCTATTTCTTCGGAAACTACTGAAATATTTTCGTCGTTAAAAGCTTCGGTATTATTACATTTTTTCTCGTGGTACCACAAGCTGTTGCGCGCCTTATATTCTTTGCTACATAACTTACAGCAAAAATGGTCTGCGGCATTTTTTATTGGTTTTGTGCATTTTTTGTTCAATAAAATGCTGTTTTTGTGTTTAATTGTCAATAAATGCTTATCATAATTACTTTTTTTACTGCATTTAAAGTCACATAGTTCGCACATAAAGTACTTTGCATATTGCACAGCATCGCATTTTTCCATTCTATTTGTTCTATATGTTCTATAGAAAAAAAATGCCTAAATACTTTTTTATTGAAATCAATATTTATGCTCACAAAATTATGGTCTCGCGCATAATACTGAATTTTAAATTTAAGAGCATTATGCTATAAAATCAGTTTTGAAAACTAGTTGTCGCCAGAATACCATAGGTTTTGAAAATTGGACATTTATTTTTGTCCATTTTCTCAAACCCCTACGACTTTTGGGCAAAATTTTCAAAATATACCTTCGGTAGTTTTATCATTTTTAACACTTTTTTATTAAAAATAAGTGCGGGTTCGTATTTTTTGTTCTTTTATGCAAGGGTTGTAACTGAAAAAAAGGTACTACGATAAATAATTAATTTTTACGAAGAAAAATACTCGGATAAAAAATTAAAAAAGTTATTGACCAAGCCGGCCTCACTTTTTATTTTAATTAAATTACAAAGAATAATTCCCTACTTTTTGGCTGTAGTTTGCGTTGTATCGGTAGTTTTTAGTTGGGTCAAATAAAATGCAAAGTGTTTTCATAACTTTGAAAGCGTGTTCTGGATTCAACGATTTAAACGTGAGAATTGCATACTGAAACATCATCTGTATGTCTCCTTTACTTCTAAAGGAGATATGCCAGTCTGGAGAATAATATGGGTTATTGGATGTATTAGAAATCATATGTCTTTTTCTCTGTATATTTGACATTGAGTTCAAGTATTCGGGACAGTTGCATACTTTTTCTAAAAACTTCTTTCTGTCGGGAGTATTCGAAATATACTTTGTCAACTTTGTAAAATCAACGTGCGACTCTAGTAGTTGTATACGAACAGTTACTGGAATAAATTTTCCAATATAACTAACAATCTCTTCCGGCAAGTTGTTTTTAATTTCATTCAGAAATTTCTTGGATGATTCTACGGATGATTTCTTTACTAATTGCTTCTTTTCTATTTTTTTCTCATTTTCATTTTTCTTCACTAAAGTTTTGCACATATCCATATGAATCAACTTTGTTTTTTCAGTTTGTAGTTGGATGGAATTTGTTGACGACCAATTTTTTTGTCTACCTATTATTCCAATTTTTTGTCGGTTTTCTCGTAATTTATCGCCAACCGCTTTTTTTGTTAAATTTTTTAACTCTTTGTTAAAATCCTTTATTACCTCGTACATTTTACTTGACTCAGCGATGAGAGTAACGCACGCTACTTCTAATTTATGTTCTTCTCTTGAATAATCTCTTATTTGTTTATCACATTCTTCAATTTCTTTGCTTATTTTTCCTAATTTTTTTTCGTATAAGGACTTTCGTACTGGTTGTTGAGTTTGAGTTGTTGCCATTTTAAATGATTGGTATGTTGATGCTTTTTATGCTTTCGTAAAAAAAAGCATTTTATAAATCAATTTTTTTTTACAATAGTGTAAAAAACAATTGACTACCTATTTATAGCCCACCGCGAAGTCTTAACACCAAATGGAGTGTGCTCTCTTTTTGCACGTTATAATCTGCTAATGTTCTACCGTCTTCTAATTGTTTTCCGGCAAAAATTAAGCGTTGTTGGTCGATTGGGATGCCTTCCTTGGATTCAATTTTTGTCTTGACACTTTCAATGGTGTCACTTGGTTCAACTTCAACAGTAATCGTTTTTCCGGTGAGCGTTTTTACAAATATTTGCATATTTTATATAGTACAAGAAATATTTTTAAGTGTTTTGATTTTCATTATTATTATTAACTGGACGAATATAAAATGAAATATTGTCCGTATCGGTAATGTCTCGTAAAGTAGTATTAATAGATGGTAATAAATGTTCTCCTTCTTCTTGTGCATTTTGGCCGGCAAGTACAAAGACAAAATCGTTTACTTCACTCAACTCTAAATATAAATCATTACGAATTCTTGGTCTCATTATGTTGTATAATTGTGAAAGTGTAAATTGGGATGATATGTCATATGTTTTAGTATGGGTCGTATATGCTATTTTGAAATAACACGTAATAAAAGTTTGATTTAAGTCATTAAACCTTCTGGTGCTGTATATTCTTGGATGTTGTCCGGTCATTGTTATTTATGATACAATATATAGTTATATAGATTTTATTTTCAATTTTATTTTATATTTATATACTATGTCAAATCAAATACAACGAGGTAGAATTTTGTATAAGAAACCACAAGATAACATTTCAAGCACTAGACAAAATCATTATTTAGGTCGTATACATCCAAAACAAAACAACAATTTGATTTTAAAAATTAAACGAATCAAACGACGAGGAAATATTTATAGACTGACACAACAAAATATTGGTTGGGTAGATATTAATAATGTTGATGAAGTTTCAAGTGAAAGTATTCCGAATGAAAGTATTCCGAATGAAAGTATTCCGAATGAAAATTACACGGATTTATTACCATTGGATATGTTGAATGTATTATCCAAGTACCCAACAGCAAAAAATTCCGGCATTATTTACATTACAAATGTTGTTTTGAATACTCTTTCTAATGACACTAGCACAACAGTTACTAGAGATTTGCCATTTTATAATGCGTTTGCGTTTGGTACATATTTAGTCCTTGGTAAAACATATTCACTTACTGTGACTATTTGCGATATTAACATTACTTATCCGGGCGCAATTGTTTCCGTATGGATTGACTGGAACCAAACGAATAGTTATGACGAAGAAGACTGGATACAAGTGAGTACGAATATTCCTATTGGAGAAAGTGCAACGATTGAAATCGTAGTCCCACCGACGGCGAAAATAGGAACAACTGGAATGCGTATTCGCTCACGTGGCGCGAGTGGTGGTAACAAAAATGGCCCTAAAGATGCTTATATTGATATGGGTTCCGGAGATACGCAAGATTATCCAGTAACCATTCTTTCAGAAGAGCTATGATTTATGTGTAAATGTAATGAGTCTTTTTGCAATATTTTTTTTTGTAGCATAATAGTTAACAAATGACCCAAATTCTTCATCGTATTTTATTCCGCATTTCATATCTTCCGGAGTTTCGTTCAAATTGATATATTTGATTTGATAACCACCTTCATATAATTTATTTCTAAATTCGCCGTCTTCGTGATATTTTACAACGTTGATAATTGTATAATCTATATTTTTATCTTCAAATTGAAATTTATCGCCAATTCTTGGTTCTTGCATTATAATATAAAGTAAAATTATATTTATTATTGTTTTTTTGGAATAATAATAAATTATAGGTGTTTTAGTTTGCTTCCGATGGATTGTCGTTTATTTATAACTTAAGAACCACAAGATAAATAAATATGATTATAATCAAGTTTTTCTATAATTTCTATAAATATACCACCACCAAGAATACTTCCTCTAGTACAATTGTTGTATTTATTAAATGATATTACTTGTAATAAACCTTTTAAGTAGATTTGGGAAATAAACAATAAAATATAATTGTATATATTTGTAAAAACCACCCAACTCGCTCAATTACTGTACGCCAACCCGCCCATGCCGGACATAATTCTTAGAACGTTGTAGTTGGTGGCATAGACACGAACCTTGGCAGTTCGGGTGCCTTCAACGGTGGCGTTGGAAAGAACTAATTGAAGAGTTGCGTTATCAATTCTGGAGAAGTTGCAGGTTCCGGAAGGTTGATGTTCTTCTGGTCTCAATGCGAAAGCGTATACGTTAATACCTTCGTCTGGAGAGCGAGTGTGGGTTTGGTAAGGTTGTACCCACGAGAAGTAAGATCCTTCGCGTTCAGAGAAGCGATCTTGGCCGTTAAGTTGAAGTTTTGCAACAACAACAGGGTTTTGGCCCCAACAATGCATATCAAGGGAGGTCTCAGAAAGAACGAAGGTTCCGGCATCAGAGACGGATGAGCCCTCGTTGTGACCACGACCACCGAAGTCGGCGGTGGTTAGACCAAGAGATGCAAGAGCAGCGGTGTTGTCAAGATTTGGGTTCAAAGGAACACCTGAACCACCGAAGTTGGTCTCGTTAAGAGCGTTGTTGTAAACGCCTCCGTGCCAGTATCCAGTGAAACCATCGGGGATGGCAGCATCAAGAGCACCTGCGTCTTGGAATAGACCACGAGCATCAATGTATGCGCCAGCACCAGAAGTAGCTTCTGGGCCACCGAATGCGTGGATAGCATTAGGAAGGGCATCAACTGCATCAGTGTAGTTGAATGGTTGGGCACCAAGAACTTTGAACAAAGTTGCATCACAAAGAAGGGATGAACAGTAATCAACGTTTTGATCAGGTTGGACGACCCAGATTAATTCCTTAACAGGGTGGTTGAAGTTCAACTTAATCTTGTTGGATGATGAACCAACAGATTCATCACCAGTGAATTGAAGTTGGGTGATCAAGTACTCGTGAGGGTTTTGTGCGAATCTTCTGCGTTCATCGGTATCTAAGAAGATATAATCAACGTAAAGAGATGCGGCAACTAGAGACTGGTTGTATGCAATAGTGGCAGTGACTGGTGCACCAACTTGGTATTGGTTAGTGTTGGTGTTTGGGTAAGGACCAGTCTTTGGGTTTTGGGTAGTGTTGCAACTCAATGAGGTGACTGCCCACAAGCACTCATCAATAGGACGTAAATCAAGGTTAATCTTGACTTCGTGGTATTGAAGGGCGATCAAAGGAAGGGCAAGACCAGGGTTGGTACAGAACCAAAATTGAAGAGGAACGTAAAGAGTTGTTTCTGGAAGAGCGTTACGAGGAGCACAAACTTGACGAGGAGCACTGGAGTCACAAGGTCCGTCAACATCAGCGAAAGAAGGATCAGTGATGAAGGTAAGTTGAGTGGTGTTACCAATCATCTTGAAGTATCCGCGTTGTTGCTCGGCAGTCATGGTAAGTTGGTTCCAGATGTGCATCCAGTCACCGTATTGACGGTCAATGCGTTGACCACCAATTTCAACCTCAACTTGTGCGATAATTTGCTCGCCAGGGAAATCCAACCAACGGGCATAGACAGAGTATGCACCGGAGGATAGAGAAGCAGAGTTACCCATAAGTTGGTTGATTTCAGGAAGGGTAACTTGTAAGTAGGTTCTGTAAGCAAGATCACCGTTTCTACTGATGATGCAAGTTACACGACGACCGAAATCAGCTTGGCCGTTGAAGGTTTGTTCAATTGACTCAATTGAGAAGTTGGTGTATCTTCGGTAAGTGACTTTCCAGAAAGTAATTTGAGGGTTACCTGTAAGGTAAACATCTTGAGCTCCGTAAGCGACGAGTTGCATTAGGCCTCCTCCCATAGTTATAATATTGCTAAAGAAAAAAATATTTTGGATTTAATTTTAATTCATTTAATTAATTAATTCATATTTACAGTATTTAAAGTGAACTCACTAAATTATGAAACAATTTTATTCAAGTCGGCATTTGACTTCATAAACGTAAGTAAATATGAATCGTGTAAGATTTCTTTTTTGCCTTCGTGATTTTTCGTAAAAATGTAAAGGTCGTTCTTTTTCTTGATTTTCCATCCGTCGTTTAAGGCATTGTACAAAAAGACCATTTTGTGGAATTTTTCATTTTCTAAAGTAATATCTTTTTTATTTTCAATGTTTATTTTGATTTGTATTGGTTCATCCATTTATCCTTAATATTTTCAAGAAAACTAAAAATAATTTTAAACCAATGAAAATTATAATATTTCCATCAATAAGTAATTAAAAATTTCTGTTTATTTTTATAAAGTACAAATATGCCAAGTTTTAAACCGAAAACTACCAAAAAAATCAAGGTAAATAAAAAGAGTATAGTTACACTAGATGGTAAACACAACGAATTTATTAATGAATTTAATAAAGATGAACAAGATAAAATACCTAAACTAAAAGATGAGAGAGGAGAGATAGTGAATAAACTGAATGAAAATGAAGAAACACAAAATTTATCAATAGAACAAATATTAGATCTAAAGGACCGCGTTGAAGAAATCAATGAAGAAATTAAAAATATTAGAATGAAAAAAAAGGAATATTTTTTGGATAATTCTAAATATATCTTTGACTATTTTGAAAACAAGAAAAATATTTCAAATGGAGTTGAAAATACAAACAAATCTAAGAGTATAATACTGAATTCTTTTTTCAAAATAAATCCAGACGAAACGAATCAAGATGCGAATAATATTAGTAATAAAAATAATAATATTTTTAAAAAATATTTATCCAATATAGATGATTCTTTCTTGGATATAAATGCATTTATTAGACCGTCTCACATATGTCAACATTGTTTTAAAGGGGAGCTTATACCTTTGGATGACGAAGGAGTATTGATATGTAATTCTTGTTCAAAAAATGTTAGGTACTTGATTGAAAATGAAAAACCATCGTATAAAGAACCTCCTAAAGAAGTTTGTTTCTACGCCTATAAAAAAATTAACCATTTCAAAGAAATTTTGGCACAGTTCCAAGGGAAAGAAACAACACAAATACCAGAAGAGGTGATTGAAAATTTAAAACAGCAAATTAAAAAAGAGAGAATTGATATGGATAAGATGAATTATTACAAAACTAAAGAAGTATTGAAAAAATTAGGATACAACAAGTATTATGAACATATCAATTTTATTAAAGACAAGTTGGGTTTAAAACCACCGATTATTTCCCAAGAATTGGAAGAAATACTGTGTAATTTTTTTATGGAAATTCAATATCCATATGCGAAGCATTGCCCAGACTATCGGGTTAATTTTTTACATTATTATTATGTTTTATACAAGTTATTTGAATTGTTGGGAGAGAGTCATTACCTAGCAGAAATTCCGATGTTGAAAGATAGAGAGAAACTAATAGAACAAGATACGATTTGGAAAAAAATATGTGAAGAGTTGGACTGGGAGTTCATCGCAACTATTTGATTTTATGTATTTTTCGTTAGCTTATAAATAGTATATTTGTCTAAAATATATTAAACATATACCAAAGTATAAAACATAAATGTCAATTGCTTGCGTCAGTGGTTATTTTGATCCAATACATATTGGTCATATAGAGTATATGAAAATGTCAAAAAATGTTGCGGATAAATTAATGGTTATTGTAAACAACGACGAACAAGCTGTTTTGAAAAAAGGGAAATTTTTTATGCCAGTGGATGAAAGAATAAAAATTATTCAAGAGTTAAAATGTGTTGACTATGTAGTTAAGTCAGTTGACTTGGATAGAACAGTATGTAAAACGTTGGAAACTGTTACACCTAGACCAACCTTTTTTTGTAATGGTGGTGACCAAAACAATAATAGTATACCAGAAGTAGAAATATGTAATAAGTTAGGTATAAAGTTACTTGATGGTTTTGGAGAAAAAATACAATCTAGTTCATGGTTGCTTAAAGGAAATAAGTAAAATAGTTATGACTTGTGTTTCATAACTATTTTATACTACTACTAAAATAATTTAATTTTTTACAGTCCTCCGGGGAATCCTACTAGATTTGCACCGATACCGAATCCAGCACCAGAACGGGCAGTAACACCAATGCTTGGAATATAAGTATCCAAGATACTAAATGTGGCAGCAGCAGTTAGTGCAAGCAAAACAATTTCATCAACCTTCAATGACTGTTTTGGAATAGCATATGCGGCAATAGCAACCATTAAGCCTTCAACAAGGTACTTAATGACTCTTTTGACAAGTTCGGCAATATCAAACATTTATATTAAATAATAAG